ACTTCTTCTTTACCTTTAATTTCTCCTTCTTCATCCAATTCAGAGGAATCACCTAGTAATGATTCTACCTCAGTTATGGGTTTAATGTCTTCATTTAATTGATCTGATGCCTCTTTCAACTGATTAAATTGATCATCAACAGTTGCTTTCTGAGAATCATATTTACTCATATCCATCGTGTCACCACTAATGAAGTTTATAATTCCCATTATTGCTTTACCAACAGGTTTTAAGAAATTAAAGACCGATGTAAATATATCTCTTAATTTTTTAAGTATTGCTGGTAATGCATTTACTAAAACACCACCTAATATAATACCAGCAAATGTCATCAACTTATTTAAGATACCACCCTTAGATTTGACTGGTGATTTATCTGCTGTAATCTTTTTCTTTTTTGGTTTGACTGCTTCTAACGACTCTTCTTCTTTCTTTCTTAAATCATCTTGTTCCATATTAAATATTGTTTTCGCCTTAAACGCTTTCAAGCGTGTCATACTCTTATTACCTTTAACCAACACACTTTTAATGTTAGTTACATTTAATTTTAATTGTGATGCTGCAGCGTTGTTAGTTGTCATACAGATATCCCTAGAAGATCAGGCACTGCCAACATATATTCATTCAGTGTATTAACAGGACTTATCAACTCAACCTCATTTGCAGGAACTGATTTTGTTGGAATAGTTGGAGGTGCTGATTTAATTGTGGGTAAATCCATTTGAATTATGTTTGGTGATTCATCCTCTGCCAAGGTTTTTAATGTTTCTGCTGTAGCACCCGCCCTTTTCAATGACCCACTTATATTCGGACTAAACAATTCTGGGCCATCTTCACCAACAAGATATGGTTTTCCTTTTGTGAGATTTCCACCTCTTCTCATCGCAGTAACTTCACCTCCTTCGGTTGCTTCTTGATTTTTAGTGTCCACAACATCTTTCGCTATCAGTGCAGCGTCAAGTCCAAGAGAGACTGCAGTTCCAACACCGGGAATCATAGACGCAGCACCAGAACCAAGTTCCATTAATGCTCCACTAAAATCACCTTTTCTCAATCTGTCGATTGCAAATGCTGCACCTAATCCTAATCCAACAAAAGGAATTTTCTTTAATACTGATTTACCAGCACCTTTTCCCAAACTCTTACCAACAGTTTTTCCTAAAGTTTTTGCTCCTGTTTTAAGACCTTTAAATCCGGTCTTAAGTCCTGTTAATCCACCCTTGACTAGATTCTTACCACCTTTAAATAAATTCTTTCCAAATTTTAAACCACCTTTAGCAACATTTTTTATTCCTTTCATTAAATTTTTAAGAATTTTAGGTAATTTTTTAACCAATTTTCCTAATTTACCTAAGAATTTAAATGCTTTCTTAACTACTTTTACAAGCAACATTATTGGGCCTGCAAAATTAAGTAAAACTAATGCACCTAATCCACCTAGAACCCATTTCCAATGTTTAGCAATAAAATCAAAGAATCCTTTAACTTTTTCAAGGTTTGCTGGATCTTTTAAAAATTCAAGTGCTCCACTACCTAATATACCTAAACCGATTATTGATACTAATTCTTTTATTTTATCAAAGGCACCCATGATAGGTTGCATCATTTTTTGTGCAGCTGCACCAATTTTATTTGTTGATTGCCCTTTACCTTCTAATTTACCTTCTTTCTCTGCAACCTCACCTTTCTGTCTTTTAGATTGCAAATCTCTTAGTTCTTGCTTTTCACCTTCAATCCTTGTCGTAAAGTCAGTTGATATAACAGATGCAATGTCTATAAGAATCTTATTTGATTCCATAAGAAGTGCATTTGTTTTTTGTACACCTTTAGTTCCTAAAAGTTTATCTTTGTTTATCTTCTTAGCATCTATTTCTGCCTTAATCTCACTAAAAGATTTTTTTGATTTTCTTCTTTTCGCTGCTCTTACTTCTCCACCACTATCTACTTGCTCTTTTAGACTTCGCAATCGGGTATCCTCTTGCAAGTCCATGAGTTTAGTAACATTTATTTTTGGTTTTGATTTAACCGCCACTATGATCTACTTTGTTGTTGTTTTAAATTTTCCTCATCAATATATTGTTTCAATAGAGTGACATAAACATCTCTCTCCCAAGGCATCATGTTTTCAATCTCCGTCAAAGAGTATTTATGATGCTGAACCAAGGCAAAATTAACTTTATAGTATGACTCCAGATTCGTGTGGGCCATACCTAACTGAAAAAACTTGCCAATCCCTCCAGTACTACATCAGATTCAACACCAGTATTTGGATTTTTAACTTTGATTTTATGCTCTAATCTTGGCATAGTATCAAAGAAGTTTTCAACATCCTTAAACTGTTTTGTGTTTAACTGTTCAATAAAGTCTTTCAATTCATCTGGGGAACAGTCGTCTGTCTCCCAACTTTCCTCTTCATTATAAACCATCTCAATACATGATGAAAGCATAGCAAGAGACTCATTCACATTCGATGATACCTCTTCTACATCAAAATTACTCTCAATAAATTGCTTCATTGATGGATATTTCAACTTCATGAAATACTGATCATCAAGTTTAACAATATTCTTATGACCACGAGTTTTCTTTACCTTAATCGAATCAATATTCACTGATGTTTCAACAGTTGTTTTACCATCATCAGGGCAAGTCACAATTATATCAACAGTTTCACCTACTGACTTGGATCTTATATTTAGAAACAAATATTCAATGTCAAAACTTGGAAGTGATGTCAAATCAATTTTAGTAAAAATACAGTCAGTCATGATTTCCATGATTGCATTTGTGATATTCTTAGGATCATTCGATTCTAATGCTAATATCAATATTTTTTCTTCACGAACAAGAAATGGACGATACTTAACTTTCTTACTATTTGATGGTAATATTAATTCATAAGTTGGGGTATTAATCTTAGGTAAAGGCATAATTATTCAATTCAGTGTTTTATTTAGTATTATATCACGAATCTATTTGATTCGCAACTATATAGCGATCATAGTTAAAACTTACAGATACTTTTAATAAGTCTGCAGCCCCGTAAGTAACGGGTATTGGTGATATAGACTTTGGAAACGCATTGATAAATTGATATCTAAGTTTTCTTTTTTGATTCTTTTCAAATTTTGTAATAAACATAGTATCACACTTATAAGAATCAGGATACCTCATTCTACGATAGAATGGTTTTTGGAATTCTGCCACTTCTCTACCTGCACCACTTGAAATATAATCCATCCAACCTTCAAATATATTCAATAATGTATAATCTTCATCCACATAGAATGTAAAGTCAATATCTGTATAGATTCTTGAATGTGCAAACTCTTGTGGCACTCCCATAAAATTATCTTTAACTTCTGCGGTTGCAAATGCACTTGCTGGAAGTGATGCATCACTACAAAGGATTCCAGCCTCACGACTGATAAAGTCTTGAGCATTATCAATTCTCTTATCAAACCTAAGATAATTAATCACAACACCATTGATACCGGCAAAGTGAACTTGATATTGATTATTTAACGATAAACTACCAAATTTAACTTTGGCATCACTCATTGTGATTTTCTGTACAAAACTCACACTAAATACCTATATGATTTTACTATAGTATTATTTATGTCATATAAAGGGAGATATTCACCGTCACACCCGCGAAAGTACAAAGGTAATCCATCAAACATCATTTATCGTTCACTTTGGGAGCGAAAATTCATGGTTTACTGTGATTTGAACGAGAATATACTTGAATGGGGAAGTGAAGAGATCGTAATACCATATCGTTCTCCAATTGATAATCGTATCCATAGGTATTTTCCAGATTTTTATGTTAAACTGAAGGAGACTACCGGTAAAATAAAAAAATATATTATCGAAGTCAAACCCAAAAAACAACTTAAACCTCCTGTTAAACCAAAGAGGCAAACAAAAGGATATCTTCGTGAAGCATATGAATATGCTCGCAACCAAGCAAAATGGCATGCAGCAGTTGATTATTGTAAGGATCGTTTGTATGAATTTAAGGTGATGACAGAGGATGAACTCGGAATCAAATGAATCGTATTAGTCCAGTATTAGATCGTTTAATCGGAATCGAAGATCCTGATGAATTAATGGTCGAAATTGAAGAAGTCATTAGTGACAGCGTATCTGCTCCACAGGCAGGTCAATTTTTTATGTTTTCATATTCACCATCATCAAGTGGTAGATATGATGCAAACCCTTTAGTTGCAGTCACAGATGTATACTCATGGGGATTTCGTGGAACTAATTTTCATCATGGTGAAGCACGATCTTACTCCTTCTCAAATGTAATTGGAAACACATATCGTGTCTATCCTGAAGAGATTACAGACCTTCAGGCTTTACCCTTCGGTAGAATGCGTCTAAATAGTTAAAAAATAAGGTCGATATGGCAAGAGGAACTAGAGGTAGTGGTGCTAAAAATAGAAGTGGAACTCCTTATGTAAACCCAAATACAAATACTAATGTAAGAGGATCTGCATTTAATGGGGGAGTTCAGAAAAGTTCAAGTACAATAAACAAAGTTGATCCAAAGCAATTTGATAGTAGAAGAGATAGTCAAAAAAATATAACATCAAGAGGTCAAGCATCTGCAAAGTCTCAGCGTCGTGGTGGTGTATTGAGATATCCTTTAGAAGCATTAACAGGCACAACTGATTACTTACAGATTGATATTATAGAATTTAAAAGACCACCTAACCAGATAATAAGACCAACTGGATCAGGAGCAAATACATTAAATCGTGCAGTAGGTCGTACTACTTCAGGATCACTCGCAAGAAAAGCAGTTATAAATGATGGATCTATATTATTACAAGTACCATCACAAGTGCAAGATAGTAACAGTGTTCAATTTGGTGATAGTGAAATGAATACTATTACTGGTGCTGCTGCTGGTGCTATTTCAGGTGTGATGAAAGAAGGAGGACAAGCACTATCAGATTCAATACAAGGTAAGAAAGGTGCAGGTGAGGCAATATCAGACTTAGTTGCAAAAGGAAAAGCAGGTGCAGAAAATATGATTGGTAATACACCCGGATTAGTGAATGCTGCACAACAAGGTCTTAATGCAAAACTTACATCATCAGCACTTGGAGTATTCGGTGCAAATGTATCTACATCACAATTACTTGCAAGATCAACTGGTCAGGTATTTAACCCCAACCTTGAATTATTATTTGATAAACCAACCCTAAGAAGTTTTAGATTTTCATTTAAAATGACACCTCGCAGTCAAGAAGAAGCAAGGCAATGTAAATTAATAATTAGATCATTCAAACAAAACATGGCTCCTAAAGCAAATACTGAAGGAAGTGGATCACTAGGAGGATCATCAATATTTTTAAAATCACCAAACATCTTTGAATTAAGATATCGTAAGGGAAATCGTGATCACCCTTTTCTACATAAATTTAAACAGTGTTTCTTGACAGACTTTTCTGTTAACTATACAGCAGAAGGACTTCACACTACATATGATGATGCAACACCAATATCAATGCAAATGGACATGACATTTAAAGAGATTGAACCAATTTACGATGTTGATTATAAAGATAGTGACAATTCAGTAGGATTCTAATATGGGATATTTCAGAGAGTTACCAACATTACGCTACCCTTCGTTTCTAAGTGATAAGAACTCATCACTTGATTATGTTGATGCAAAGAATTTATTTCGTCGTGTCAAACTAAGAGAAGATTTACAAAGTATTATCACACTATTTGATAAGTATGA